GTTTCTGGCGTTAGTGGCACAACTGGTGCTACTGGACCCAACGGTCCGATAGACGACCTTAGTGATGTATCTGCTGCTACTCCAGTGCAAAATCAACCACTCATTTGGGATGGCACCAACTGGCAGTCTGGACCATTTAACCAGTACCTTCGCTTAGGTGAAGCAGGTGTTAGTGACTATGTGGACTTGAGTCCTAGTTCTCTGATTTTTCATCCAACGGATGGGCGCTTTGGTTCATTTGACACAAATGGTGTTGGGGTAAACAATGGGGCTGGTTCAAACGCGGAACTAACCTATGGCTATGTCAACAGCCTAGATGCTGATAACTTTTTTGAATTAAACTACGATGGAGTAGAGTGGGCTAATTACGTTACCAATGAAAGCGTAAGTATAAGACCATTTGGTGCAACCGCTGGTCAAGTTCTTGCCTACAACGATGCGACAGATACTTTTGAACCAACAAGTCAAGTGTCTGGTTTCCGCAACTTAATCATTAACGGCGATATGCGCATTTCTCAACGAGGCACCACTGCCGTCAACAGTGGTTTTGCTAATAACGTGTTTGGATTGGACCGTTGGGCAACATACAGTTCACTTAATGCTAAATTAAGCATGATTCAATCAACAGTTGCACCAGGTGAATTTGCATATTCAACTTTACTAACATCTTTAGCAGCAACCACCCCTAGCAGTGATGCCTACTACGGTTTACGTCACTTTATGGAAGGTTTAAACACCGCTTATTTGGGATGGGGGACTGCTAGTGCAAAAACGGTAACTCTTTCTTTCTGGGTTCGCTCAAGTATTGCTGGGACATATACAGTATCCATCAAGAACCCTGCCTCTTCAAGAATGTATACCGCTACTTACACTATTACGACTGCCAACACTTGGGAAAAAGAAATTATAACAATCCCTGGAGAAACAAGTGGTTCATGGAGCACCAACAACACTGAAAGTTTAAGTCTTTGGTTTGATTTAGGCTCAGGGGCAGATGCTGTCGGTGCTGTTAATTCTTGGAAAACTTCTTTTACGCCTAAAACTTCTGGCGGTGTTAACTGGATTAGTACCAACGGTGCAACTTTTTATTTGACTGGTGTACAGCTAGAAGCAAACACACAGCCAACCCCATTTGAACAACGACCATACGGTGTAGAACTAGCCCTATGCCAACGGTATTTTCATGTAATCCCAGCAGGAAACATAAAAGCAGTTAATCAATATTGGAATGTCGGTTTAAGTGGTGGGAATCTTCTGATAAGTCATTCTTTTCCAGTAACAATGAGAGTAGACCCAACTGCTTATACTTCAGCAGGAAGCGGTAGTCACTCGTTTGATTTCTATCAATACAGTGCAGGTTCTAATATTTCCAGAGTGCTGGTTTACCAATCAGGACAGTCAACTACCACTGTAGGTTTTAAAACATTGGCATACTCGTCTGATAACAATACTGGTAATCAGTTGCCAGTGGGTTACACAATGGGTATTTTGAATACAGCAGTATGGGTAAGTGCGGAGTTGTGATGGAACTAAGTCATTATAATTTTCAGATAGATGACAACGGAGTTGTTTACTATGACTCAGGAATTGTTATCCCCGATGGAAACCCTCTACACGAGGCGTATCTTGCGTGGGTTGCTGAAGGTAACACCACTGAAGAATGGAACCCTGAATAATGCCTACAATAGACTTTCCTACATCCCCGACGAACGGGCAAGTATTCACCAATGGCGATAAAACATGGGTTTATTCAACAACGGTTGGTGCATGGAACCTGCAAGCCCAAACCGCGGTAGGTCCGTCTGGTCCTATAGGTCCAACAGGGGTTTCTATTGCTAATATTGATGGGGGCTTCCCGTCCACCAATTACGGTGGCATTACTTCGCTTGATTCAGGAGGTGTTTGATGGCTATTCAGATTCAATTTAGACGTGGCACCGCCGCAGAGTGGACGGCTGCAAACCCAACGCTTGCTGTAGGTGAACTCGGCGCAGAAACCGATACAGGTAAATTCAAGGTAGGTACCGGTACAACTGCTTGGACTTCTCTTGCCTACAGTTCTGGACCTCAAGGTGTCAGTGGTGTTTCCGGAGTCAGTGGAGTTTCTGGAGTTTCTGGCGTCAGCGGTGTTATTGGTGCTACTGGTCCACAAGGTGTAAGCGGAGTCAGTGGTGTAAGTGGTGTCATAGGTGCAACGGGAGCGACTGGTCCTACGGGAATTCAAGGCGTTTCTGGAGTTTCCGGAGTATCTGGTGTTTCGGGCGTTTCTGGAGTATCGGGTGTCAGTGGAGTAATCGGAGCAACGGGCGTTTCTGGAGTTTCAGGGGTGTCGGGTGTTTCTGGTGTCTCTGGAGTTAGTGGCGTATCGGGCGTAAGCGGAGTTTCTGGTGTTCCTGGAGCACAAAACGCTCACGCATCTGTCGTAACAGTTCAAGACACGCAAGACGCAAGTACTTACTTTGCTGGAACTGCAGATGCAAGTGAAGGCTTTGGTATTGGTGCCTACATTGAAGCAAATGCTAATGGTGCTATTTCTACAGTCGGCGGAGCAACAATCATTGTTGGTGACCGTGTTCTTTTTTCGGGAAGAACAAATAAAGTTGAAAACGGTATTTACACCGTAACCAGTCTCGGTTCGGCGGGTTCTAAATTTAAGTTCACTCGCGCAACTGACTTTGATAACAGTATTGCTGGCGAAGTTGAAAACGGAGACTTTACTCTTGTTGCTCAAGGTGACCATGCAGGTCAAACGTTCATTCAAACGAATTACGGAACTGCTGCTGGCGGTGCTATTAAAATCGGCACAGACCTAATTGAGTTCGCAGAAACCGGCGGTATCGGACCAGTGGGTCCGACAGGTCCTCAAGGCGTATCGGGCGTAAGCGGTGTTAGCGGAATTTCAGGAGTCTCAGGAGTCTCTGGAGTATCTGGTGTTAGCGGTGTTTCGGGCGTGAGTGGCACGACAGGTGCGACTGGTCCAACAGGACCAACAGGACCAACGGGCGTAACAGGACCAACAGGACCTATAGGAATTACAAGTTCTGCAACTGCACCAGTATCACCAACTGCTGGTCAAGTTTGGTTTGACACAACTACCGGTTCTTCGTACATCTACTACAACTCTGCTTGGGTTGAACTAGGTGGCGGTGCAATGTCGCCACTACCAGTTACTTCGTCTACTCGTCCATCTGCACCGTGGGAAGGTCAGACGATTTATGAGACTGACACAGACCTTCTCTATTTATACAGTGGCTCAGCGTGGGTTGAGGTTGTTTCTGCGCTAACCAAGGCACCACGAGGTGTTGTGGCTTTAGCCAACATTACAAGCAACATAACAAGTAATGGCAGTACTGAAGTAACACGGGCTAGCGTCACATGGACTGCGGTTGCAAATCGTTACTACAAAATAACATGGGTAGAGGGAAAAGTAGATAACGGCGTAAATGCGTCAGTAAACAACCATTACCTAAGAACCGCTACTACTAGCGGAACAATTATTGCAAATACATTAATTTATTACCCTTCCGCAAGCCTTCAACAGGGCAGCGTTTGTAGTTGTGTTACAACTTTTGCAGCAGGTACGCAAACTGTATTTGCTCGTGTGGTGTCCAATGCAGCCACAAACACAACATGGAAAGCGTCAGCAACAGAACCTGCGTATTTACTGGTTGAAGATATTGGTGGTGTTTAATGTCAGCGATTACTTTTCCTGCTTCTCCGTATCAATATCAGATTTTTACTATTGGCCCTAAGAGTTGGCAATGGGACGGTTATGTATGGAACGCTTACTTCAACGAAAGCGTTGACTCCATCTACGGAACAGGTGCTGACGGTGATGCCACCTTAGACGGAACAACAACAGTCTTAAGCATGGTTCCATCTGCGAGCGTTTACTCCATGACGCGAGATATGTATTTTAACGATTTGACATTGGGCAACAGCGTTCGTCTGGCCCCTAACGGTTACAGAATCTTTGTTAAGGGAACCTTACGTTTTGGTACAAGTTCTATTGTTGGCTTTACGACTGGATACGCATCTTTGGGTTCAATCATGCAAGGTGGAGCAGCAACTACGTCAGTGACACACAGTCTTGGCGGTAACGCAACTGCAACCTATACAGCCACTGCGCCTCATGCAACAATGGGTGGACTTGGTTACTTCAAACAACCAATGCAGGCAATCACTGGATACACCATAACGGCAACAGGAGGACCTATGTTCCTTCGTGGAGGCGCTGGTAGTACTGGACAGGCAGGTGGCGGAGTTGTCATCCTTGCTGCTCGTTACATCAGCGGTCCATCATCTGGAACTGGATATATTCAAGCACCAGCAACTGCACCCGCTGGTGGTGGCGTCATACTCATAGTCTCTTCCGCAAGCGCACTCCCTGGTACTATCTCAACAGATGTAACCGGAGCAAACGCTGGAACTGTAAATTACATTCAGCAGGTCTAACTATGGCAATTTCAAGAATTGAAACAAGCGTTGTTCGTTCAGGAAATGACGCTGTTTACGGAAATGGCGCAGATGGCGACGTAACCATCAGTGGAACCGTAACCCTTACAAGGGATATGCACTACAACACACTAACTGTTCCTTTGGGAAACATTCTTCTTACCGCAGGTTTTAAAATATTTGTTAAAGGTACTGCAACTATTAATGGTGTTGTTGGTATTGGTGATGTCACTGGTAACACTGCTGGTTCTAGTAATGGAACAATTGTTAGTTCAGCCTCTGCTGTGTCTTCTGGAACATTGTCTGGTCACACTTCTGGTGCCATTACTTACCGACTAGGTGGACAAGGCGGAGGAAACACCGACCCAAACGTCAGTGCTCTTCCTACATATCTTCTTAAAAGTGTTACTTCAATGCTTGGTGGCGCAATTATTGATGCTGTCTACGGCCCCACACCCACCCCATTAGCAGGAGGTTCCAAGGGAACGATTGGCGCTACGGGCGCAACAACTCCAGTTCCAACCGCACCGTGGTCTGGCATTAGTGGAGCAACAGGTTTTGCAGGCGCAACAGGAGTTGCAGGTGCAACAGGACTTGCTGGTGCAACAGGACTTGCAGGTGCAACAGGACTTGCTGGTTCGGCGGGGGCCGCAGGCGCAACAGGACTTGCTGGTGCAACAGGACTTGCAGGTGCAACAGGACTTTTAGGCGCAACGGGGTCAGCAGGTGCAACAGGACTATTGGGTCCAGTGGGGTCAGTAGGTGCCACAGGAACGGCGGGAGGCCACCCTACTGACGGTGGAACAGTAGGCGCTGCTGGCGGTAGGGGTTATTCGGGAGCAAGTGGTGCATCTGGTGCAAGAGGCGGAACTGGTGCAAGTGGGGCAAGTGGTGCCCGAGGTGGAACTGGTGCAAGTGGTGCATCTGGTGCAAGAGGCGGAACTGGTGCAAGTGGGGCAAGTGGCGCAACAGGTGCAAGCGGTGCAAGCGGAGCAAGCGGAGCAAGAGGCGGAACTAGTGCAAGCGGTGCAAGCGGAGCAAGCGGCGCAAGTGGAGCAACCGGTGCAACAGGAATTGCTGGAGCGGGCGGCTCAGGAGGAACGGGCGGTTCGGGTGGACCAGTAGTTGCCATCATTGCCAAGACAATCATAGGTACCGGAACAGTAATGTCTCTTGGAATGGTTGGTGCTGTCGGCGCAACAGGTCTCACTGGTGCATCTGGTGCATCTGGGGTTTCCGGAGTTTCGGGAGTTTCTGGTGTAAGCGGTGTAAGCGGAACAACGGGCGCTGCTGGAGTTAGTGGCATTTCGGGGGTTTCAGGAGTTTCAGGAACAACTGGAGCCACAGGAACCACTGGGGCCACAGGAACCACTGGAGCCACGGGAACAACTGGAGCCACAGGAACGACGGGAGCCACAGGAACGACGGGTGCTACTGGAGTTACGGGTGCCGCCGGAACTAAAGCGCCCGACTACACGGTTACTCCGCATTCGGCTGGCCAAACTCACCATTCAACTCCACATCACTCCCCTAATGGCCACCATCATACCCCTGGTGGGCATCATCATGTGAACCCTCATCATCACACTCATCCTCATCACCACGTAAACCCACACCATCATTGTTGTGATTCACACAACGCTAAGTCTGGTTATTATGCTGGACATACTGTTAATGGCGGTCACCACACTACGCCCGGTGGTCACCATCATGTTAATGGTGGACATCACCACACTCATCCTCATCACACTACACATCCACATCATCAACAGCACGTGCCCTCTCATGCTCATCACCACGCCAATCCAACCGTTCATTACGTTGGTGGAGCAGGCGGAGCCGGAGGCGCAGGAGGCGCTGGGGGGGCCGGAGGCGCAGGTGGCGCAGGTGGCGCAGGTGGCGCAGGTGGCGCAGGAGGTCTTGGAGGCGCTGGGGGAGCAGGTGGCGCAGGCGGTCATGGAGGCGCAGGAGGCGGAGGCGGTACTGGAGGTACCGGAGGTGCTGGAGGCGCTGGCGTAGCAGGTGGCATTGGTGGAGCCGGAGGAAACGGCGGAGCAGGTGGAGCGGGTTCACCTTCAGTTACAGGCGCAAGTGGAGTAAGAGGCGGAGCAGGTGGCGGTGGTGCTATTCTTATCTTGACAGAAACTACACCGTCTGGATTGTCCTACGATGTGCGTTCTGGCACTACAGCAGTATCCGATGTTTATACGGCTTCTTCTGGAACTACTTATATCCTTCTTAACGCTTAACAAAACGGAGAAATCATGGAATTCAACTTAACTGCAGAACAAAAACTTAACTCACTCAGGGAGACGAAGAGGCATATGCTTAATGAAGTGTACGGCCTCCTTGTAGGACTAGGGATTGACCCCGACGAATTTGACTTAGCAACCTGGGTACCTGAAGAACCGCCAACAGGTAATGAAGCACGAGTAAGGTCGTTATTGACCAACATTGCACGTGCAGAAGCAAAAATTGCCGAACTATCATAAAAGGTAAAAAATGAGCGATATTTCGCTAATAGATACAGCAAATTATAAGTGCTACTACAGTTTTGATAGCGTAACTGATTTTAGGCTGTATACCCCGACGCCTAGCGGGAATATTGAGTACACCGAATATGACGTATTTACTTCAGCGGATAAAATAATTATTGCTTTTAAAGAACTAGACCCTTATTCAGGGGACTTTAATTACGTTCTAGTTTGTGATAACAAAGAGTCAATTATTGACGCTATTTGTTACGACGATATTTTGCAACATCTTTCCAAAGAAGATATTAAAGAACAAGACATGTATTGCATAATGCCGTCTAAGGTGATGACCCCTGCTTTTGTAAAAACCGAGGCTCTTCAGTTAGTTGACCGTTGTGATGCAGGGAAATACGGACCTGCCATGCTTTTGTTAGAAGACGGTGTACGTCCTACGCCAACAGATATTTCTTTATTTAAACACATTACCAAGGCCACGATAATGCTTGCCTCTGCTGGTGTTGGGAATATCGTGTATGGTGCGGTGCCTGGATTGGGGACCTCTTTTAGGGATTGGCCTGCTGTGTCAAGCATGTCTAAAACATTGACAGGTCTAATGAAACTCATTATTGAATGGGCGTCCCTTGCTGACGAACCATTCAATAGCACAGACAGGGTTGCTTTACTGTGCAAAAACTACATCAACACTCTTCAAATACCAGAAAACGTATTAGCAGAAATATCTGAGCATCAAGAAGACATGCCCCTGTACCGTTACTTTAGTAATCAGGAAAATGCTCGCAGTGGTTTTACTGAGCAAATTAGTGTTGGGCCACTTTTTTTGAACTGGATAAAGGGCACCCACCGATACAGAACATTAAATGCTTTGGTGCACAACCACCCTTCTCCTCCCGTTGTCCCAGAAGAAGTACTTTCTTCGGAACGGCAGTACATTGAATCAAAGATATACGAAATCTGCATTAGGCATGGTATAGAGTTGTCCTTGTCTCCTATGGAAATATTGGAGCAAATTCCGCCATTCACCGACTTGACACAGAGTCAGTGGATTCTTGATGTTAATTACATCAAGTCTTACATCGCATATTCGTAGGTAAAAATGAATAACAATTTATCGTTTTGCATTGTTGGTTCGGGAACCGCTGGGTTAGTTTCTGCCTTAATGCTGCGACGGGCTTTTACGAACTCCGAAATTACAATAATCTCCTCTTCCAAAATAGGTATTATTGGCGTTGGCGAAGGTTCTACAGAACATTGGCGTGAGTTCATGAATCAATGCGACATCCCAACTAGTGAACTCATTGAAAACACAAGTGCAACCCACAAGTATGGTCTTCGTTTTGAAAATTGGACAACACATACTCCTGACTACTTTCATAGCATTGGCGGAGTGGATGAAATCTTTGCACACGGCTTATATGCTACCTATGCAGGTTTTATTGATTCCAATAAACTAATCACTTCCCAAACTGGAAGTGTTGGTCTTGTGCAAAACAAGATTGGTAGACGAAACATTCACATGACAACAAACCAGTTTCATTTTGATACCAACAAACTGAATGACTACTTAACTGGTTTGTGTTTTTCAAGAATGATTAAGTTTATTGATGCTGAAGTAGATTCAATAGAACTTGATTCTGAAACTGGTGAAATATCTTCCGTAACAACAGAACAGCAATCAATTGTTTCTGCTGATTTCTGGATTGACGCTACTGGTTTTTCTAGAGTACTTATGACAAAACTAGGAAATACGGAGTGGGAGTCTTTTTCACCATATCTTCTTTGTGACTCGGCAATTGCTTTTCCAACAGAGTCCGACCCTAATGGGCAAATACGACCATATACTCGTGCAAGAGCAGCATCTTCTGGGTGGATGTTTGAAATACCAACACAAGAACGTCGCGGCAATGGTTACATTTTTTCTTCCGCCCACATCTCTACAGACAAGGCTATTGAAGAAGCGGAAGCGATGACCGGGTATAAGGTCCCAGAAAATCCTAAAACTTTTAAATACGACGCAGGGTTCTTAAAAAATCAGTGGGTAAAAAACTGTGTTTCCGTGGGTCTTGCTTCGTCGTTTGTTGAACCACTGGAAGCCACCAGTATTGGAAGTACTTTAATTCAATTAAAGGTTCTTATTCAAAACGTTGCTTCATACACTAAAAAGTCATCAAAAATGCAAATTGCCTACAATAAAACAATTACGCAAACAATGAGAAACATTCTTACAATGATTAGACTGCACTATGTTTCCGATAGACGAGATACCCAATTCTGGACAGACCAAGCAACAATGCCACTAAATGACGAACTTGAAGAATTAATTGATTTATGGTCAGAAAAAGCACCATCCAGGTACGACCCATACCAAGAACCTAACTTAATGTTTCATGTCCCTCACTTAGTTCACGTCATGCAGGGGCAGGGGTTGTTGCCGAAAGAGCCATCATCACTTGCTCTTGATAGACTAAATTTACGGCAAAAAGTCAATATGGAAATGGACAACTTTAGGAACTCTAGACACAATCACGAACTGATTGACCACAAGATTGGATTGCTGGAGATTGGTCACCTAGACGAGGAATATAAACAGTGAAAAAGAAAAAACCAGTAAAGCCAGGACATATTAGAGTAACCCCAGAAGACAATCGTCTAATGGAGATGCCTCCGTATTTGAACTCACAACTAACAATGCCTAAGTGGTACAAGACAATGCCAAGCGGTGCAGGTTTAAAAAAGTGTGCAGGCGTTAATGACTATCTTTCAGCGGGAATGACTGTTCCTCTTTGGAGCAATCTATTTTTCAGACCAAACCCAGAAGGTGGTTTCTGGGAATCACGCATGGAGAACATGAATCCACCACTTGAAAACATATCGGTTCAAGGATTTCCTGTTCAGGACACGCCAGGATGTCCTGTTGTTGGTATTCGCAAACTAGAGAATATGCAATACCCAAAAATTGTAAGTCCGTGGCGTTTTGAAACTGCTCCAGGATGGTCATCATTGATACTCCCATTGTCTTGGGAACCAAACGAGAACTATGATGTTTTGCCAGCAATAGTTCATACAGATTTTTATCATGTAAGTAATATCGTTTTAAACATAAAAGCAAATACAGACTTTATGATTCCTTATGGAACTCCTATGATGCAGGTAGTCCCATTTAAACGAAGCACTAATCTTTCATCCATTGAGTTTGAAGACGAATCTTATTTTAAGTATGTTGCAAACAGTGGCTTTGGGTCGGGATACATCATGCCTTCACTAGGAACCGCAGGACCATATAGACGGCATAAGCACAGAGTGGATACTGAACTAGCCAAAAAAGAAAAATAATGCAAGTACTACACCCTTCGTTATGGGTTTACGACAAGTTGTTGAGTGAACCTAAAATTATTATTGACTCTATAGAAAAAGCAATAGACAGCGACATTTCTTTAAACTGGGTATACGCCAGCACTTTTGAAGATAGAGACAATCCAAATATTCAGAATCTATACAGAAGCAACAAGTTAATACACTTACCAAACCACATCATAATTGATGGCGGTACACAGAAACTTGATGAATATGTTTTTAACGCAGTTACTGGAGCCACTTCAGAATATGCCGAACACCACAGTTTGGGCGGACTGGTTGATGAAGGGTATTTTATTTTAAAATATGAAAAAGGAACACAATATAAGCAACACTTTGATTGTGGTGGTGACCACAAAGACAGGGTCCTGTCCATGATTGCTTTTTTGAACGACGACTTTGAGGGAGGAAAACTAGAGTTTCCAACTCTAGGAATAACGTACCAACCGTCTGCTGGCGACGTCGTGTTTTTTCCGTCTTGCTATTCATTTCCACATATCGTTCACCCCGTAAGTGAGGGAATCAGATACTCTCTTGTCACGTGGCTGCGCTATGAGTAAGTCTGAAAACTTTTCTACAGACAACTATGTCTATGTGCCCAATTTTGCAGACGCCTCTGTCGTGTCTGTTGTGTCAAAATACGCACTCCTGAAAGAAGCATATTCTTTCAGTCCAGATACAGCACAGGTAATCAATGCTCACGCTGTTTATGCAGACTTCTTAATGGAGTCCCTATTGCTTGACTATAAAGAGAAGGTAGAAGAAGTTACAGGATTATCACTAATTCCTACATACTCTTTTTACAGGGTTTATAGACGCGGTCAGGAACTGACTCCACACATAGACCGACCTGCTTGCGAAATATCTGTAAGCGTTTGCTATGAGTACAACTACCGTGGCAAAGACTATGAGTGGCCCCTAGTTATGGGCGATACCCCTATTGCAATGAAGCCAGGAGACGGCGCTGTGTACAAAGGAATGGAAGTAAATCATTTCCGACCCGTATTTAACGTCCCTCAAGATTCGTACCACATTCAAGGGTTCTATCATTACGTTGACGCCAACGGTCCTTGGGCCAGTCATGCATATGACAAAAAAGAAAATTCTCATCTAAAATTAATAGAAAAACCAGTCGTAGAAGAAAAATCAATTGAAAAACAGTACGAGCAATATCGCGCCGATGAAGCCCGTGCTTTCGTAAATGACATGAGTAGATAGAACGTGATAAACAAAGTAATACAAGCAACCAAGACAATGTCTCACAAGGGGTATTGGACTAAACCCAACATCGTAGAGGCGTGGGGTTTTGCTACCAAAATCGCCATTATCTTTCCCGGCTTGCTTCTTGGCTACCAGTGGTGGTGGGTTTATATCTTCGCTATCGCTTCAAGCATTGCCCTGATTTGGTCATCTACCGAAAAGACTCTTCCTACAATCATTCTATTCAATGTGGCTTGGGTTATCTTGGCCAGTCTTTCTATCCTAAAACACTTTTGGTGGGTTTAGAATAAATTTCTATGCTGCCTAATATGCTCGTAGTTCAATGCAGGGGAAACCAGTTCCTTATCTTTGATAAGCCTGACGTAATCAGTGACGGGCTTCGGTCAGGTGCCGGTCATGACGCATGGCTGGAATATTATTCAACAATCCTGGTCGGAGACAACAAGGACGGAGTAGTCCTAGATATCGGCAGCAATATCGGAACCTATGTTGTTCCTTTGGCTAAACAATTCCCTGGTATTGAGTTCTACGGTTTTGAACCACAGAGGATAGTTTTCTATCAGTTGTGCGCCAATGTTGTTTTGAATGGCCTAGAGAATGTTCATTTGACAAACAAGGGTCTCGGAGAGACTGCGGCTGAGGTTGAAATATTTACTCCTGATTATTCCGTTGAAGTGAATATCGGTGCTTTCAGTCTGGATGCTGGCGTTCAAGAGAATAACAATGTTTGCGCCAGTCAGGGCAGGCTGGAAAAGATACAGATTGACCGACTGGACGATTACGGATTTCAGAACATCAGGCTCATCAAGATAGATGTTGAGGGTCTTGAGTTGGCTGTTATTAAGGGCGGTCTAGAAACCCTCAAGGCAAACAATTATCCACCCATCATCTTTGAGACGTGGAGCATTATGGACTGGTACCAAGAACGGCGTAAGGAGATTATTGCCTATGTTGAGTCGCTTGGTTATGACATCACCTCAATTGGGGACAACTGCATTGCACAGCACACAAGCCGAAAAGTCATTCAGTGGGCCAAGGCTCAATAGGAACATAGTGTAAAATAGGGGCATATGGCTATTGATTTCCCAAACTCACCTGCACCAGGTGACAACCACACCGTAAACGGCAAAACGTGGACATACACGGATGGTAAGTGGGCGCTCAATGTTGACTCTTTAGGTGTTGTTGGTCCAACAGGACCCAGTGGCGTATCTGGGGTTAGTGGAGTTTCGGGCGTTTCCGGAATTTCAGGCATCTCGGGGGTCAGCGGAGTTATCGGCGCAACAGGGCCGTCGGGCGCTTCGGGTGTTTCGGGTGTTTCTGGGGTTCCTGGTCCTAGCGGTGTCTCCGGTGTAAGCGGTGTCTCTGGCGTTATCGGCGCAACAGGGCCGTCGGGCGCTTCGGGTGTTTCTGGTGTAAGTGGAACTGCCTCTACCGTGTCTGGTCCGCAAGGTGCTTCTGGAGTCTCGGGCGTCTCGGGAGTTTCTGGAGCACAAGGAGTATCTGGAGTATCTGGAGTTAGTGGCGTCTCGGGAGTTTCTGGAGCATCGGGAACGCAAGGGACGTGGGCAACTTCACAAATAATTGTTTCAGGTGCAACATACACTCCATCTTCATCTGACGTTGGCAAGTTGATTCAACTCACAAATAGTGGAGATATTAATATCACCGTAAATAGTGGTATCGGCATAACGGCAGGACAAAGCATTGATTTTCTTCGTTTTGGAACCGGCAACGTAACATTTAATGGCACTGCAGTTCCAGTTGCTACTCCTGGATTAAAACTTCGTGCTCAATATTCTTCGGCTACATTATTCTGTATCACGACCAACAGTTATGTACTTATTGGCGACTTGAGCGCGTAATGCCTTTTCATAGAGGAACCGTAGCAAGTGGTTTTCTGGGCACAGTACCAGGCACTCCCGGAACACCTACGGCTACAACATGCGCAAACGCTCAGTCTGTTCTTTCTTGGACCGCACCAACAAACAATGGTGGTTCTGCAATCACTGACTACGTGGTTCAATACTCCACTAACGGTACCAGTGGTTGGACCACGTTCTCGGATGGCACATCTGCATCAACTGGAGCAACAGTAACTGGTCTCTCTAACGGAACGACGTACTATTTTAAAGTAGCAGCAGTCAACACATACGGAACTGGCTCTTACTCGGGCGTGTCTACAGTGATAACTCCTGCAACTGTTCCCAACGCTCCAACCAGTGTGTCGGGTACGTCCAATGCAAACGGAGAATCTTCTGTGTCTTGGGTTGCACCAAGCGGAGCCGGAACTGGTGGCAACGGACCTCCGTTTACGTTCACGGTTCAGTACTCAACTTCTTCAACATTTGCCTCTTCTGTTACTACTTTTGGAACAACATCATCATCGTCTCCGTTGATAGTGAATGGCCTGACCAATGGAACAACTTATTACTTCCGAGTAAAAGCAACAAACTGTGCCGGAGATAGTTCGTACTCCACTATTTCTGCAGGCGCGGTTCCAGCGACTGTTCCAGGCCCTCCTGGAACGGCAATAATAACACATGGTGATACAACAGATACGTTTACATGGAGTCAAGCAGCATCTAATGGCTCCACCGTAACTGCATACAGATATCAGGTTACTAACGACAACGGAACCACTTGGTACAGCAATATTGGTGGAACTCTAAATGGATATACGGAAGTTGCTGGTCTATCTGTGGCTTTGGCTACCCAGTACAGAACTGACCGTTGGAAAGTAAGAGCCAGTGGCGTTAATGGTGTTGGTCAAGGGCCCTATGCGAGCGGGCTTACTACCGAGGCCAGTATTGCTTGGGCTTTTGGTGGATATACAGATTCAGGAACGTGTGCTTCAGTAGCATGCGACTGTGCTGCTTGTGATTGCGGAACAAGTACAGGAACCAACACCACCCGGACTGGAAGTAGACTTTGCTACAGATGGACCAGGACTGCTACTAGTTCCACCCCGGGTCCACTACGCAACTCAGACAACAGCGCTGCTTGCAGTGGCGCTTACGGCAGTTGCACGGGTGGAACTTGTACCAGTTGTACCGGTTGTGGCTCTTACACAAGCGCAGCCAAGACAGGCGATTTCAGCCAGGGCGGAATAGATTACACCTACACTGGCACCCCTGGTTCGTACTATGCGTTCCCTAACCCAACCTGTGGCGCTTGCGGTTTCAGCAATGCTTTCTATTCTGTTACGGTCTGTAACGGAACAAATACAATTAACCTTACTTCCAGTGAGCCTTGTCTTAACGTATTCGGTGACCCTTGTTAATTTCTTTAAGGAGAATTTATGGATAATGTAATACTAAAATTTTTAGTTGTGGAAGTGGACGGTGAAGCCGTGCTCAAATACTCATTCCCCGTTTTTGAGGGTGGCGACAATCTTCAGATGATGGAAGCGGTCCTTGCGTCTAGCCCAGTTCTTCGTATAGTTGACTCTGTTGAAATTGGGGATATCTGGGATGGACAGAACTTCGTATCTTCTGTAGAGTAGTCGCATGAGATTTCATGTAGTAGGTCTTCCTCACGCAAACACGACCCTAGATTTCACGGCTTGCGCGTTTACTGAGAATGTTCGTAAATTTGCAATAATGATGAAATCCCTCAATCATGAGGTTTTTCTTTACGGTGGGGAATTCACCGATGCGCCTTGTGATGAGAACATCATGTGCATTTCCGAGCAGGAGCGCCTTGACTCCTTGGAAGGCAAGCATTATTCCCTTGCGTCTTTTGACTATTCCTTGCCTCACTGGGTTAAGTTCAACAACACAGCCATTGAAGAGATGGCTAAGCGAATCCAGCCCAAAGACTTTATTTGTGTTATTGGTGGACGGGCGCACAAAGTGATTGCTGATGCTTTCCCCAACAATATGACCGTAGAGTTTGAAGTTGGGTACGGTGGGACTTTTGCCAAGTACAAGGTCTTTGAGTCCTATGCCTGGATGCATGTTGTTTACGGAGCAGCGGCTGGCAACCCCAATGACGTAGACGGTCAGTTTTACGATGATGTAATCCCAGGCCATGTAGACATAAAAGACTTTCCTTTTAGAGAGACACCCGATGACTACTATCTCTTCATAGGACGGCTTATAGACCGTAAGGGCTATCAGGTGGCCGTAGACGTCTGCAGACACCTAGGAAAGCGTCTCATAGTCGCTGGACAGGGAACTGTGCCCGATTACGGCGAGTACGTGGGTGTTGTGGGAACAGAAGAACGAGCCAAGTTGATGGGCGGAGCGATTGCATCTTTTGTGCCAACTATTTACACCGAGCCATTTGGATTGGTTGTAGCCGAAGCGATGGCATGTGGCACTCCGGTAATCACAACCGACTGGGGCGCTTTTCCTGAAAACGTAATTCACGGAGTTAATGGTTTTCGTTGCCGTACATTGCGACAATTTATTGACGCTGCTGTCGCTGCCCCAACTCTTGACCGTAAAGCGATTAGAGAATATGCAGTCAATCGTTTTGGGTTAGACGTCAACGCACTACTGTACGAAAAATACTTCACTCGTCTTTTGACTCTTTGGGGCAAAGGTTTTTACGAACTTTAAATAGCAACTACTTACCCTCTGCGCGGTTGAATTAACGTAAAATTGAGTTGAGTTCTACCAACAAGAGGGTCTTAAATGCCAATCAAACTATTTCAGGATGGCGAAATTCTTGATGCGTCCGATGTAAATACGTACTTCATGGACCAGGCGCTCATTGTTTTTGAAGATTCGGATGAAAGAGACGCTGCGTTTGGTGGGTTTACCGGCACGGCCCCAAATATTGTTCTAACCGAACCAGCACTTGGCGTAGAGAACAAGGGAAGAATCTGCTACCTCAAGGACGATAACAAAATTTACATTTGGAGCGGTACAGAATGGACTCCGCAATTAGCGCTCATTGAAGAAGGGGTTGTTACTTCAGCCAACATTCTCAACGGCACTATCATGAACATTGACATCAATGCTTCGGCCCTTATTGCTCACAGCAAATTAGCCAACGCAACTGCTGGTCAGGTATTGCTCGGAACCACCACTACCGGTGTTGTCACTGCCACAACTTTGTCTGGTGATGTAACCGTAAACGGTGCAGGCGTAACCGCACTCGCTAGCAATCTTACTCTTGCAGGAAATGTTACTGGAAACCCTGCCGCTGGAACAGTCTCAACTGGCACTAGCGGTTTTGGCTATATGGGGCTACCACAAAACGCCACCACGACAAGTGCTTATCGTCTAGTTGCGGCCGATGCTGGAAAACACATCTACTCAACAGCAACTCGCACAATAACCATTCCTGGAAATACTACTGGTGGTACACCTCAAGTTGCTTTTCCAGTTGGGACAACAATCGTTTTTGTTGCTGGTTCTGGCGCAACATTAACTTTATCAATGGATGGAACAACAACAGACACATGTTTACTTGCAGGTCCTGGAACAAGCATGACTGGTGGTACAGGCTCAAGAACTCTTGCGGCATTTGGCATGGCAACTCTATTAAAGATAACCGCAACATCGTGGATAATCAGCGGTAACGGACTTACATAATGACTGGTGTAATTGGGGGAATGATTGGGGGCATGGTTACTGTCCCAAGTGAACCGACCGGTCTTAGTGCAACTTCAAATGTAAGCACACAATCTGTTCTTACATGGACTGTTCCAGCCAGAAATGGTGGTTCCCCAATTAAAGACTATGTTGTTCAGTATTCAACTTCGGCAACATTTGCTTCTGCCGTTACTACATTTACTGACGGTGTTAATGCCTCAACAGGGGCAACCGTAACTGGTTTAACTAACGGAACCACTTATTACTTCCGAGTGGCGGCAGTCAATAGTGTTGGAACTGGTTTATACTCGGGAACTGCTTCTGCTACACCTTCCACTGTTCCAGGTACGCCGACCAATGTTCAAGGAACACCAAATGGAGTTACATCATCAACTGTTACGTGGACTCCTCCGGCCGCTGCAAACACCGGACCAAACTTTACTGACATAACTGGTTACAAGGTTGAATATGCCACGTCGCCTTATTCAAGTTATATAGAGTTTACTTCAAACACAGGAAATGCTAATACCTCAATATCTGTAACTGGATTAACTAACGGAGAGTCTTATAGGTTTAAAGTTACGGCAAGGAACATACCAAATGGTTTAGGCACTACATCAACGCCATCCGATGTTGTAGTTACAAACATTGTTCCTGGCGCACCAACAATAGGAGCAATGACCCGTGGTACGGCTGCTAGCACTACGGATACGTTGGCTTGGACCGCGCCCACCGCAAATGGTGGAAGTGCGATTACTGGGTACGTCTATCAGACAACAACTAACGATGGTTCCACTTTTGCAACTGCAGTAGCAACAACCAACGGCCTTACTACTTCTCAACCTTTCAACCCCGGCTACACGACAACCGTAACAAAAGTAAGAGTAGCAGCAGTTAACAGTCTTAACATTCCTGGTCCATACAGCGAAATCTCCGCGGTTGGGTATGGTGGTTGGGTGTTGGGTGCAGCACCCGACAACACTGCCTCGTGTCCTTCGGTGTCATGTTCTTGTGCGGCATGTGATTGCGGCCCAAGTACTGGTACAAATAGCACTCAAACAAAGACTAGAGACTGCTATACCTGGACAAGAAGTGGTAACGATGAGTCAACTATTTACAACTCAAATGGAACAACCGCCTGCACCTCTGCTTATTCTGCATGTTCTGGCGGAAGTTGCGTAAGTTGCTCTAGTTGCGCTTCTTATACAACAACAAACGATACTGCAGACTTTGTGTACAATGGTGACCAGTATTTCTACACTGGCACTCCTGGAAACTTTACAACGGCTCTCAGACAAGCGGCTGTTGACACCTGTTCAGCATGTCCACCTGCGACATATGCGGCTGGTAACTTCATTGTAACTACATGCAATGGGGTACGTACAATTACTGCAACATTCTGTGGTACCTGCGAAGGAGTGTTTTAAGGAAAATTTATGGATAATGTAACAATAAAATTTTTAGTTATTGAAGTGGAGGGCGAAGCCGTACTTAGGTATCCTTTTGCCGTTTTCCAGGATGGCGACAATCTTCAGATGATGGAAGCAGTTCTTGCATCCAATCCAGTTCTTCGTATTGTTGATGACGCCCAAATTGGCGACATCTGGGATGGACAGAACTTCGTAACTCCTGTAGAGTAACTACATGGAAACTCCGTGGCAACAATGGAAGCGCAAGAACGCTGAAAGACAAGAATCAGGCAAAGTATCCCCTTTGGACTTTGTGAATCCAGATACCGAATACGCACCCATTGACGAAATACAGCGCAGGATGTCGCTCTGTGAAGGTTGCGAACACTACCTAATAAGCAAACAATGCTCTCAATGTGGCTGTTTTATGCCACTCAAGACTCGTCTTGCTCACGCAGTATGCCCAGTAGATAAATGGTAGAAACCTCCCTCGTGCTAAAATAGATTACGCACGGGGGTGTATGTGAAGAAATTTTTACAGTTGACAAGACTAATGATTTTTGTCCCTGTTGTATTTCTGGCAGTATTTGCACCAATCGCTAAAACTCTTGCTTCTGGCGAACAGGGTCCCACGACCTTTACCGCTACTGGACCAAACGATTATTACTTTGAACTCGCCGCCGGAACCACCTTTACCCTAAGAACCTACGCTCAGCAGTATGGAATTGATAGCCAACTGTGGCTGTACGACAGTAACGACACGCTTCTCGCCGTAAACGATGACTACTACGGCTTGGATTCCTACATTTCCTACAATGTTCAGGCAACTGGAACCTATCGTCTTCGTACAAGCATTTGCTGCGGAAACCCCAATAGTTGGACCGGAACTTCGTATGTAGTGGAATCGGGTTCTGCTCCGACAAACGCTCCACCCACTACTACAAGCACTACGACGACTAGTACCACGACAACCACGACCAGTACAACTACTAGCACTACAACCAGCACTACTACAACTACTTTGCCGCCATTAGCCATGAGGACCCCAACAAACCTCCGTGCAATCCCATATGAAGGGAGCGTTGCTCTTTCATGGGACGCACCAGAAGAAGGCGAAGGCTACGCACACCCAGAGCGCTATGCGGTTTTCTTCTCCGATGACAACTGGGAAACTTCCTATGCAATTTCAACTGGAAATACATGGGCTGTTGTTTACAACCTGACAAACGGAACCGAGTATCAATTTAGGGTTCGTGCAGACAACGACACACTTGGTGTCTATTCGTCAATGGTTGAAACTTATACCGTTAGTGCAACTCCTGTTACGACCACGACAACTACTAGTACCACAAGTACATCAATAGTGCCCACAACGACCACAAGCACAACAATAGTTTCACCACCTAATAATACAACAACGACTGAACCAGATGTTGTGCCCCCACCCATTGAAATGCCTCCAACAGAAAACACCACTGTCTCGGTTCCAGAACTAGAAACACCAATTTCCCCAACTACAACAACAATATTGATTGAAACAATATTTGATACACCAGTGGAGGTAACCCCAGTTGAGACACCCACGAGCGAAAGTTACCCCGAAGGCGATGGACCCGCCGCCTCGGTACCACAATATGCCCCAGAACAAGAGACAACAACACAAACGGACGAACCGGCGATAGTTGTTCCTGTAGACACTCAAGAAGCAGCCGACGCTGCTGTTGCAGATATTTTTGACGGCCCTATGTCTAATGCAGGACTTGCCAACGCAGTTGATGACTTAGTGGCAGACGCCGAAACACCAACACAACTAACCGCTGTTGTTAACTCGCTTCTTGACCAAGAACTATCAGACACTCAGTTTGCCACCGTAATTGAATCGGTCTTTGATGGTCCCATGTCAAACGAGAACTTTGCCGCTGCAGTAGATGCAGTATTTGAAGACCCAACCAAGTTGTCAGACGCGCAATTTGAAGACGCAGTTGTGGCGGTCTTTGATGGTCCATTGTCTGATGCTCAGTTTGAAGACGCAGTAGCCGCGGTCTTTGAAGACACCAAGACTCTTAGCGACGAGCAGTTTGACGCCGCAGTGCAGGCGGTCTTTGACGAGCCGCTAACTACTGAACAATTCACCGAAGCCCTTGGCGCGGTGTTTGACGAGCCAATCACTGACGAGAAGTTTGATGCAATTATTGATGCTGTTTTAGATGAGCCACTTACTGAAGAGCAGTTTGAAGAACTGGTCAATGTCTTGGAATCAGAAACAGTTACGGAAGAACAGGTCGCTGCTGCAGTTGACTCAGTTATTGAAAACGGAGTTACCGAAGACCAAGCAACAGACCTTGCTACTAGTGCAAAAGTCTTGGAGAGCATTGATGGGGACCAAGCAACAGAAATCTTTGACGCTGTTGAAATAACTAACGTCACTCCAGAAGAAGCAACACAACTTGTTGAGGCTGTTCAGAACGCCCCAACCGAAGTCAGAGAATCAATGGAATCTGAAATTAACGTCTTTTCGGGTCCGATTGACACATATGTGCCTCTCGGTTCTTCAATTCCAGTTAGTGGTCGCCGTGTCATAATTGGTATAGGTGTTGCTGTTTTGTTTTCTGCCCCACCAACAACCAGGAGAATATAATGTTTAAGAACTTTAAAGACGGTATAAGTGACCTTGCTTGGACTTTAGGCGGTACTGGTCTTGTGTTAATTACATTAAGTGGAGACACTCAAAAATGGGGACTCTGGATATCTGGCGTATCTTTATTCGTTTACGGCCTGGGTCTTGCATTAAAAAAAGAAGATTAAAGTGTAAAATTGGTGAGTTCGTAAATTCCACGGAGGCCAAATGCCAAGAAAATATTCTTATTACCCCAGTTTTGACGGAAAAGGCGCACAGCCAGGTACGGAAAAATTAAATGCGCTTTGTGCGGCACGTTGGAAAACCCGCAATCTGGGGATTTATTCCGCACGTTTGATGAGAAATTCTCACACAGAGGGTAAAAAAATTGGTGACCCAGGAATGGAAAAGTGGCTATCAGTTCACGCAACTGGAGCCGCAATTGATATTGGTTACGAAGACCGCAAGGTTGGAGTTGCTATGTGGGATTGGTTTATTAAGTACACCAAAGAACTTGGAATTGAAGAGATTCACGACTATGCATTTGACAAAGACGTTAAAGACAAAGTTCAGGGCTACGGAAGAGGCTTCAGGTGCTCAAGAGGCGAAAACGAAGCAGGTGTGAAATTGTTCACAAAGGACGATAATGCTGGAAGTTTCGGCGGCAAGTGGTTGCACATAGAACTTTCTCCAGAGATGGCTAAAGACGCTGCAAAGTTTGAAGCAGCATGGCGTGCCCTTCCTAAGCCTGGTGCATGATTCAGAATGGAAGCAATCACAGTTGCTCTCATCACGGTTGTTGGTGCCGTACTAGTTGCCCTTGTTGAAAAAGGACGACGCGAAAACAAAACCGACCACGGAGTTGTTTCCGAAAAACTTGACATCATTGGCAAAAACTTGGGTCGCTCAATTGACCGCGTAGAGGCAACCGTTGTACGCAACGAAACAAAACTGGACGAACACATTCGCGACCATGCAAAGGGAGACGTCTGATGGCAGCAAAGAAACCAGCAAAGCCAATGGCTAATCAGGTAGTCAAGCAAGCAGTTCTTGACCCTGCTATCTATGGTTCGTCAATGATGTATATCGGTTCAAAGAATGCGCCAAACAAATGCCCCAAGTGCGGTAAGCACACTGTCAGGGGAATGGTCAGATACAAGGAGAATGCGCTTTTCTGTTCAGAAACGTGCGCCAAGTCTTCTTAAAAATACACGGGGGTGTGTGAGTGAAAACTATATTATTAAGAATTCTTGCGGTCTTTGCCGCTAACGGTCTAGGCGTCATCGGTGCTGGTGCTATCGCCGGCATTCCTTTATGGAAAGCATGCTTCATGGCTGGTATTGCTGGAGTTGCAACAGTTGTTGAAGGATTGTCAAGAGCCTTCCTGGATGACGGAAAATTAACCCTTGACGAAATTAATGATGTTTTTAACAAGGTTGACAAAAAGACCAAAGAGTAAGTAGTACTATTTGGTTGTGGCGCGAAACGTCTGAAGCCGAGTCATATTTTTTGGATTTAACTAAAGGTAAAAAATGACTACTGAAATGGTATGGCACAACGATGGCCACAACATTCACTTACGTCTCAACCGCTCGGAGGTGGAAATTGTCAGTGTTGATTGCCCTAATAAAGAAACCGGTTCATGCCTCATTGAGGACAGTGAATGCCTCGTATCAATGTTTATTGACCGCTACGGGTTTGACTGTAATGCTGGTTCGTGTCCTGCGGCTGAATCCATACAAATCTGCTGGACAATCGCCGGAAACACCAAAGATATAGATTCTTGCCAGTTGTGGTTTATGCCAGTAACTGACGAAACATTCCAAGCATGGGTTCTGACTAAGGCTTGAGATTATCGTTTGGCTTGCGTCGCATGACGAAGTCGTAAATGTGCTGAATGCCCTTGGGTGTTATCTGCCAAGTTGTTTCGTTGCATTTTGCAACTGACCCATTCTTTTCCAGAACCTCCAAAGACCTGACTACGTCACGGTCGTTTGTATATCTAGCCGTAAAGTTCCTCACGTCCTGCACGGAAAATGGGCGTTTTACGGATTTTGCAAAGCCAAGTATGACGTGAGTGCTAGATGCATCCTTGAATGTTGGAGCAGGTAAGACGGGTTTTCCGGTATGTTGGCGAAACGAATGACCTATTTTATGGTTTTGGGACATGATGCATATGAATATACCTAGAAGGGTGCCTCTTCATCAACCTTCTGTGACTCACGACCTATGTTTAAAATGCTCTTAAAAACAAGTGGAAGCCTCTGTATATCAGGGTTTTTTCCCATGACATTAGTATTAAAACTGTAGACATTTTTGCGATTGACTTTTGTCTTTGTAATTAACCCTTGCTCCGTAAGGGTTTTAATCGTTTTTTCTACCATTGTTTCGCTTATCCCCAAATACACAGCCAATGCTCTTTGTGTCATTGTCGGCTCCATGATGATGGAAAAAAGCACTCTCCCATTTGTGGACAGAAGACTCAGTTCATTAGGAAGTGAATAACTAACTATCCTGTGCGAATCAAGAGAGGAAATTACCTTGCTTATCAATTGCTCGTCATTGGACAGAATTGAGCGTAAATCCGCTATGAATTTTTCGTTCTGATTGTTCTCCATTTGGCAACCCTTCGGTGTCATAATGGAGGTTAGCATGCTTGCGTGCGTTCGTCGTTTGTTCTACTGTGTTGTTTGGAGGTAACCCTATGTTGAAGAATAAACTCGCCGACATCGCCCTAATGCAAGGAAAGTCACAAAACGACTGCCTGCTTGGTAAAGAGATGGCCCGCATGGACAAAGAAACACTTGATGCGTTCACTAACGCAATGATGAGTAATGCTTCTGCTTTTCAGATACTTCAGGTACTGAACGAAGAAGGCATTGACTCTTTCAAAATAACCCACCTACGTGATAAGCGTAGACTCTGTTTTAAATCAAACAAAGAATGCCCATGTATTAAGGAAGCCAGAAATGACTGAAAAGAAAACAATCGCCTCAAAACTTGACAATGTCGCTGACAGGGTTGAGTCTTCCGAAATGAAGAAGAAACTTCTTGGCACTCTTGCTGACATGTTGGAGCGCAAGAACATTGACATTAATGAGATTGGAGACATCAAGCGAGTCTCCCTGTATCAGTCAATGCTTAAAGACGACCAAGGTGAAGCCCAAATCCACGACCTTGCGGCTATTCAATTTAGCCCTAAATGGGAAACAGGACCAGAATGGCCAGTTATCCAACAAGGCAAGCCTGTACAACTACAAAAGTCAACCACAAAACCGAAGCCTCCTGCAACCTTCAAAACATGCGTTGTACCCCCTGATATACAGATTGGTTACTTCCGAAACCAAGAGGGAGTACTGGAGCCAACCCATGACGAAAAGGCTATTTCTATCTTCCTTGGGCTGATTAAAGAGTTGCAACCTGAACTAATTGTGATGGTTGGAGACAATCTTGACCTTCCAGAGATGGGTAAGTACCTCACATACCCATCCTACGCCCAAACAACACAGGCGGCGATTGATAGAGCCACCATGTTGTGTGCTCAAATGCGAGCAGCATGCCCACATTCTAAGATTATCTGGCTTGCTGGAAACCACGAAGAGCGCATGCCTAAGTATTTGCTTACAAATGCAGGCGCTGCTTATGGGTTGCGTAAAGGAATGACTCCGACTTCTTGGCCAGTTCTTTCAGTTCCGTATCTTTGCCGTATGGAAGAATACGGTGTGGAGTACAAGCCTGGATATCCAGCCGCCGACTTCTGGATTAACAAGAAACTGAAGATTATTCACGGTGACCGAGTTAAGTCTTCTGGCTCAACTGCCCACGTATATCTCAATAACGAAAAGGTATCAATTATCTATGGACACATTCACAGGATTGAAACGGCTTACAAAACGCGTGAAGACTACGATGGTCCTCGCACCATTATGGCTGCATCTCCTGGGTGTCTTGCTCGTATTGATGGCGCTATTCCTTCTACCCGAGGTGGAGTAGACCTAGACGGACGTCCTTTGACTAGGCACGAAAACTGGCAACAGGGTATTGGTGTCGTAATGTATGAAGACGATGGAGACCACAAGTTCTCTTATGAATGCATGACTATCTATGATGGTTGGGGCATGTACCGAGGCAAAGAGTACAAAGCAGATTAGATAAATCTATGAGCGAATTAACTTGGACTTGGCTCCTATTCGCTATGGAACTTATAGGAGTATCTGGCAGTTATCTGGTAGGTAACAAGAAATGGTACGGGCACATGATTGTCGCCCTGCATTCTTTTCCTTGGTTTATGTACGCAATCATCTTTAATAAACCTGGATTTATCGCTATGTGGGTACTGTGGCAATGGGTCCACTGGCGAAATATGTTCAAGTGGATGAAGCGTGCTTGACAGTTAGTCGTAAATAATACATATTTGGTGCACAACAAAGAGGTGTACTAAATGACGACAATTGCAGGAATACAGGGTGATGGATATGTCGTCGTCGCTGCCGACACAAGGATATCCTCACTTGACGACTCTGGAAATGCGTACCAGATATCCACACTTGGGTCTGGTTCAGCCAAGATTGCCATAAACGGCAAATACCTCCTAGGCGCTGCGGGCGACATGAGGGCCATAAACCTTCTTCACCATGCCTTTCAGCCTCCTGCTCCTACAGTAGGGCTAAAAGGGAAGAGACTAGACTCCTTTATGACGACCAAGTTCATCCCGGCACTAAGGTCTTGTTTTGAAACCCACGGGTATTCGGCTGGGAACAATAACAACAACACTATTGCTGAGCAAGATTCATCAATAATGGTTGTCATCAATTCCACGATTTATATCGTTGAGAACGACTATTCATGGACACCGGAAGCGTCTGGTCTGTATGCGACTGGCACTGGAGCACCTTACGCACTAGGGGCGCTACAAGTATTGGTCGCTGGCAAGAAGTTATCGCCGGCCCAAGCAAAAGCCGCATTACTCAAAGCACTGCAGGTTTCTGCCAAGTTTGACCCTTATACGGGTAGCCCATTTAACACTTACGTACAGGAATCGGAGAAGACGAAGTGACGCCCATTAATACCTACTATGTTTCTGAATTCAGGGATATCCCTAAGGAGAGAGAGAACAATCTACATAGGGGGAGAAGAAGATTTTATGGTCAATAAAGATAGCCCTAATATAATTCCCCAATCAGATAAATCTGTGGATATACAGGATTTAGACCTGTTTGAGTATGCAGGTTGCAAAGGCAAAACTCATTTGATGTTCCCCAAAGAACATAAGGATATTACCTATATTGCAGAAGCAAGAGCCATATGCAAATCGTGTCCGGTCCAAAGCAAGTGCTTAGAGTACGCACTAGAGTTTCCTGCTGCCGATATGCACGGAGTATGGGCAGGACTTACTAGTAGACAACTAGCCGCTGAGCAAAGAAGAAGAGGGGTCAAACCTATTAGACCGACCCTTAGCCAAATGTGGGGAAACTAAGGAACTTCGTTAGCCCACCCGGTAGGAACAGGTGTTGCAGTACTCGGCTTTATCAAAGGTGACTATCTGCATGTTGCATTCTTCCTTACCGCAAGGCATAAGGATTTTCTCACCCTCTAGATAGGAACGTAAGTAATCCGCAGGGGTTGGCTTCGGATTGGGAGCAGGAGCAGGGGGAATGCTCTTTTCCGACTGGCAGAACTCCCAGATGGTGTAGTTCATAAACCCTGATAGAGACATACCGGCTTCTTCGGCGGCTTTTATCAGAAGGTTCTTTTGAGCACCAGTTACCTTTACGGTCACAACATGCTCACTCTTGGGATGTCTTGATTGCTTGGGTTTACGACCCATCTCGTTCCACCAACATCGTTAGGTATTCGGTAAGCGTCATATCAAACGCCCGTGCCTTAGACATTAGCAGAAGTTTCAGTTCGGCTGGAATTCGTAGAGTGAGGGTAACGAAAGGAGTTTCAGGGTCTTTTGGGGGACGGCCTGGGTTGCGCTTCACTTCGTGAACATTCCGTGGAGAGAGGTCCATTCACCACACCAGTATTCAGTAGCAACCGTCTCTGACTTGGGATATCTGTGACAGGTACCGTAATTCGTATGCTGAATGTCGGAAAAGTACCTACAGGTGGAACAGCCCTTAGATGGGAAGTCTGATGTGATGGATACGGTTATGGCTTCATATCCAGGGCTTGAAGTTGTTTGACTAGGGAAATTGTCTGTATTCACAACGAATGCGTCTCCTTTTCGGAAATTTTGAATTTTTGTTGTTGATAATCGGCTACGACTTGTTCGTAAGTCTTGAGGAATTGAATCTGGTCAGTAGTGCTATGCAACTGATGGGCGGTCTCGCCGAGCATGTCAACCACTTTGGCGATACACGGGTGAAGCCCTTGATTAATTGGCAAACCAGAATTGGCCAATTTTATTTGGCTAATTAAAGTGGCCCATGCAACTAGAGGTGTAGGCGCATCCCCCGCTTTAGTTTGGGAATTAATGTACGCCCTTCGTAAGTCTCCAGGCTTAGGCATGAACGGACTGACCGCAGCGTAGTCAAGGAGAGATATCTTGCATCCAAGGAATGGGAGGTCTTCCAGCATCTCGTACCAAGCGCGAAGGATTGTCTTACGGTCTATATCCAAAAGAGTTTGGTTGTACAGTGCAAATACTTGAGTTACTAGTTCTTCTAGTTCTTGCTTAGTCACCAGTCTTCCTTCTCTTGCGTTGATTTATCCAGAATGTCGTGGAACTTCTCAATATGTTCTGCGTCTCTGAAAATCAACTCAATGGAATCATATCGCTTGTTCATCTTATTCCTCCCCATATGGAACTCA